GGAATTGTCGAAGCAGAGACAGTTTTACCTGAACCGCTGATCGTACCGGATTTACCAACCATATCGAAAGAGGTCTCGACCATCTGGTTCGGTGCGATGGAGACGTTCAAGGTGCCGACAGTCATGCCAGTAAACAGGCGGAACTGCGAAATATCTTCCATGCGATCTTCGATGCTGAGATATTTCGGCGTTGTCCCGACAGTCATTTCGTCGCTGATAAAAGACGACAACAGGGCGGACTCGAGAAGACTGTCATAATTGCCTTTGCGAAGATCCACTTCAATAGAACCTGCCGCGTTCTTGTTGCCGTGGCGGTCAACGCGCGGCATCCGGTCTGATTGGATGTCTTGCCCCTGAAGGCGTTCTTTGCTCACGTCCAAAGAATGTGTCTTGATCGGCAGGTTGGTGAATGAGGTCGCCACAGTGTCAAAATCCGCTTGGACACCTAAAGCGAGAGAACTGCGCGACCCTTGAGCGAATGTTGGCATCTTAGCGTCTCCAAAAGCTAGGTTTCGTTTGAGAGCATATCATCTTGACAGTTGCCAAGCAACATACCCGAATCATTGTGCGTAGGTGTACCACGCAATCTCAACAGGGAGGCAATAATGTGGGTCTCGTTCAAACTGAGAACCCAACTCTGCGTACTCAATACTCACGTTTACTGGGCTACCGAGAATGTCAGTTGACCCATCAAAGGCGTTGATGATGCGATCCGCGTGTTCAAACGCAAGGCCAGCACCCTGTTGCGTTGGGACGCAGACGATCAGCCGATAGAGACCTTGATAGCGCATCTGTGGATTTGGTCCACGCACCGCAGGGCGACGGGAGGTGACAAAGAACTGCACCTCGATGTGGGCGTCACTTGCGTTGGCCGAGAACTTTACGTTCTCATATGCGATCTGTGGCAAGCTGGAAACAGCTGCCAATGCGGTGTCGAGTATTCCGCCAATATCCTCAGTCACACTACTCATCGTCCGCTCCTCGCGCTGGCCACAGCATCATTCACAAGGGCATTCACTTCACGTCGTGCGCGAGCATAGACACCGTGTTCGCCCTCGACGGCTGACGCATAGACCATATTGTTTCTGAACACGAAGTTGTCCTGTCCAGGATCAGCAAGGCTACGCACGGCACCCGCAGCGTTCAACAGGCCGAACCCGTTGATGTCAGCCTTCATTCCATCCAAACCTTCTTGTCTTGCATTTGGATATTCGGGTGAACCTTCGCGAGACACGCGACTGTGACTGCTGGGTCGAACTCCGTCAGCCGTGAACGAACCGCTACGCAGCGCAACCTCGTGGTTTCGAGCGTAGTTGCCGCTATCCACGGGACTTGCTTGAGAAATCACTTCGGCCATGTTGTTAAGGGTTCGGTACTTCAAGGCACCAACCTGCTGTCGCAACTGCTTGGCAATGACGTCAAAGTCCATGTTCTTAGAGATTGCGCGAGCTTGTGTCATATCACCCTCTCGTCTGGCAGACGTAGCCCAAAACCGTGGTCCCAGACAGCATCTTGCGAACAGATATTATTTGCACCGTGTCGTCTACGACGTCTCCCGGTGACGGAGCATATGCCATCGGCGATGCGCGAAGAAGCAGCTTCCTGTCGTCGATAAGCACAGATGTGCCGTCGATCTCGTTCTCAGAGTATGACAAGAAGACGCCTTTGGCGGTCCAAGTCAACGGTGCGCCACCAGCCATACGACGAGTCGCCGTGTCGTATGTGGTACCGGCGGTCGGACGCACAAATGACACATCGTAGCCGTGTCGATCAATGACGTTGTTCGCTGCTCGCAGTAAGCTCATAGGCCGACATCCCAAGGTCTAGGTTTCCCGTGGAAGCATACAACATTTGCGTCACCTGTGACACCGTCTCGTTTCCAGCTAACAACCTCGCCCGGTAGAACATCCTGCCAGTACCGGATATCACCAAGATCGCACTCCGATATGAAGCCCTGATCGCCCCATCTCTTAGGTGTCTGACAACGGGCCATGTGTCCCTGCGGGTCTTCAAGAAAGCGATCGTATATGTGACTCATGTCGCCTCGCCATGCCATGAGACCGGACCCCATTTGATTGGGCCGATAGAAGTCTCGCAGAGCGATGAAGTCATGCTTTTCAGCCGCTGCGAGTAAAGTGTCCAAAGGTCCAGTGATCATGGTGTCGAGGTCCATGTAAAGATACGGACCCTTGAATCGAAACAACTCTATCTTGGCCCACCAACCGGGAAAACCATGTAACATTCGATCGTCATCGAGCACCTCAAACGGATAGCCACGACACTGCTTTCGCAGTCGCTCCACATGGCTGTCGTCGTATTCACCGCCCCGCTTTAGAACGGTGATTATCTCGCTCATTCCGGTACGCAGATCAGGTTTCGGCTATCCCTGATCTTCCACAGGTAATCGTTTTCCGCGAGCCAGTCGGTCAACTCTTCGACTTTGTCCGGTGTGTTGGCTTCAAGCACCATCTTTGGTCGACAGCGAGTGATCATTTTCACCGCGCCACGCAGAACATTGATCTCGTGCCCTTCAACATCGACCTTCAGGAAACCCACGTCGACATCCTTGGGGATCGCCTTGTCTAGGGTCACAACATCCACGTCCATCTTCTCAGGACCACCGTGGATCTTCTCTTCGAGGCTGGCGCCGCTGGTCAATGGGAGCTTCGGGTTGTACCGCAGCTTTCGCTCACCGGACTTGCTAGAGACCGCCGCGTTGATGAGTTCGTATTCCACACCGTTCAGCTTCATGTTCTCAAGGGAACGCTCATAGCTGTTCGGAAGGGGCTCGAAGCCGATGACCTTGTGACCCTTCATTGCCACGGGGATGGCAAACCACCCTGTGGAGTGACCGACATCAACATATGTACGATCGGGATCGAGGTTCGCAAACAACCACTTTGTGGTATCTGGCTCAAAGGCTTTTCCAGATCGGATGTGCCGAACGATCATATCGTCTTTGGCGAGAAACGTCGCGCCGTTTGCTTCGAAAGTGTCTTCAGTCATAGTAAGTCCTCCAGGGGTCGCGTCGGGAACGCGGTCACGTTTGACCCATGTGGCCCAACATAGTTTGTGCAGTTTACCCTATGTTTTACTTTGTCGAAAGCTTTGGCCCAGCGCCCGAGCATGTGATGTGTGTGCTTGTTCTGAATGCTGTAGCCCTCATGAAAATGACTTTGGTTATCGGCCCACTTGAAATCGAACCCTAGCAGGGCGATCGAGTTGAAGCCCATCAGATACGCCAAATTCAAAGCAGCGAAACCCGAGTCATAGCCACGAAGGGCGTCGATATTGTCGCTGAACCCATCGCCGCGTTCCCGCATGACGTAGGTTGCCTGTTCGATTACTTTCTCTTCTTCCGGGCGGCGAGCAATGAAGATTGTATTTTGAAACGCCTGAAGTTCAGCTTGGCATCTCGTCGGAAAATAACGATCGAGGGTGACAAGAACATCGCAGTTGGCCATCCATCCTGATTTGTTCGCACCTATACGAAACACGCCATCGGGAAGCTTGTCAAAGTCAAATCCCCTCAGCGATGGGCCGGAGCCAATAACGAAGCAGTCATGGTTCATAATCTACTTCTGAACTTGGATTTGCGAACTGGTCTTGGCGGAACTTCGGTCTCACTCGATCCGTGTTCTCATCAACAGCACCCATCTGGCTTCTGGATATACCACCAGCCGACGGCATACCAAGACCCCGCGACCCAAACTTCTTGGCTTGTTGACGAAGGCGAGAGGCTAGTTTGCGGTAGTTCTCGGAGACTGCGGCCCCATCATAACTTATGCCCTCAAACTTCTCATTGCCTTCGGCGGTGTATTTTGAAGATATGACATCTGCGGACTCAGCAGCGGCAAGGTATACATCGTTTCCGGTAACGCTGAGAAAAAACGCGATCTCTTCGTTCTGAATACGCTGGTCGTCTTGATTTGTGTCCCCAATGAGAAGTCGGACAGCGTTTACTCTCCCTGCGTCCGTATCAACGGCTGATAACTCTGGTTCATACGTCCACGTCATTTGAGATCCCGTTCGTTCTTAAAGCTCTTTGCGTCGTTCGCGAATAGCGTCACGCTGGTCCGATTTGCTCACTTTGTAAGGAGCGTCGATTTCATCTGCGATTTCACGAAGCTTCTTCATATCGTCAATCTGGTCGAGATCATCGCCGGTAACTTCGACCTTCGGTGCTTCGGCTTCGACCTTCGGTGCTTCGACCTTCGGCTTCGTCACCTTGGGCTCGGTCACCTCGTGCATCAACATCCCAGCTTCAAACATCTGGCGAACGCGACGTTGCGCAACCGCCATGTGGTGCCAATCGAAAGCGGCACCGGGGGTGAATTTTCGTCCAGCTGCGGTAAAAGCCTTGCGAGCGAAAAGGGGTTTTGCGGGATCAAATGTACGTTCAGGGATACGGGCCATTGGTTTCTCCTTTTGTGGCATAATACAAAAGAAAAGGGCGGCTGACTAGCCGCCCTTTATATTCAGATTATCGCGTCGATCTTTTACGCGATAATGTCCTTGAAGAAGTAGCCGAGATCACCGGATACCAGCTTCATGTCGAACGCCATTTGAGCTTCAACACGAGTGCTTTCCAGCTCGTCCATGTAGAACCGCTTGGTGGCAACACCGAACCCGTTGGTCTGGCCCATGAAGCCAGTCCACGAGAAGCTGTAACCACCTGTCGGCGTCATCAGCGAAGGTGTTGGCGCTGCGTAGGTCAGCAATGCGTTCTTGCCACCGATGAAGCTGTGGGACGACGAGGCACCTTGAGCCGCAGTGTTTTCGATGCCACGCATAACCAGCACACGCTCGAGGCCAAAGAGGGCCGCAAGTGTTTGCTCGTTCACCATCGCAGGGTTTGCTGTGGTGGACGTCGCATACTTCACACGGTCAACGATGTCCGGGTGATCAACCAGCGCGTCCATAACGCCCTTGGTCAGGACCAAGGTGTTCGGAGTAAAGCCAGTGGACTCTTCCACCGAAGTGATCCCCGAGCGCATGTTGCCGATCGGATCGCCCGAAGTGGTGTCGGACCACTGGATGACCTCGTTGGTGCTCGGCGAAGATGCGACACCCGCGTCTTCGTTGGTCCAGACACCTGTCGAGAAGAAGTTGCTTGCCCAGATCTTCTCGCGCTTGATCAGCATTTTGTGCATCACGTACTCAGCTGCTGCACGTTCCACATCGACAGCCGGATCGGCGTTCGAACGAACCTGATCAGGCACGTCGTGGTGGAAAGCGTAGACGTTCGCGAAGTACGTCGGTGTGTTGTCCAGCTCGTAACCACCGCCGGCAGACTCGGTGCCGGGGGCACGTACTGCGGCCTCATCGCGGTTGAAGTCACCACGATCGAACACGAAGTAGCGGTCACTCTGCTTGCTCACAGGTACGTTCGGGAAGACTTGGCCCGCAACGAACTTGTTGGCGTTTTGCAGGAAAGCAACGGAGATGTTGCTAAGGGCCGCGTCGACGTGAACGGCGCTATTTGTGGGTTGTGTCATTGTTCAGACCCCTTTCGTTTACGCCGCGCCGCGCGGCTGGAACACGATAGTGATAACTTCACCATCGGCACCGCCAGTCACAGCAGTTCCAAGAATGATGTCACCGGTTGCTGCTGTCACAGCATTGCCAGCAGCATCGGATGCAACCGCAGCGCCCGCAGCAACAGTGCCACCCGCTTCAACGCGAGTAAGACCACCGATGCAGACTTCTGCGGCTCGCCCAGCGGCAGCAGGGTCGTTCAGAAGAACGCCAACTGCAGCTGCGCCGTCACCCGTAGGATCGATCTGGCCATCGGATGCAATGGTGACGAAGAAGTATTGCTTCGCCGACAAGTCCTGACCAGCTTCGAGGGTGACGCAGGATTGGTTCTCTTTGTAAGCCATTGGGTGCGTCCTCCTTAATTGGCTTCTGCGCGGGATTCAGCCATAAGCTGCTTGCCCTCGCCAGATCGTGTGACCTCGGAGAAGGCGGTTTCATACGGAACCTTGTGCTTCTCAGAGTAATCGTTTGCCATCTTGGTCAGACGGAAAGTTGCCGACGCTTCGTCCTGCATGGGCGAATAACCGATTTCTTCCATCTGCTTTTTGAGGGCAGCGTCTGCGGCTTTCAATGTGGCGATGATCTCATCGTCGGAGATCATGTCCAGCAACTGGCCTTTAGCAAGGTCAGAGCCCTTGAGGTTCGGGAGTTCTGCGGCACCGCGCTTTGCGAGCTCAGTCTCCTTGGCCTTGGTCTCCATCTTTGCGATGGCCTCCTGTTGCGCTTCAAGGCGCTTCAGGATCGGTGTCGGAACAGCAGCTTTTTCAAACCGCTCACCATCGATTTCGACATACTCAGGGTCGGCCCGCTTTTCCAGCTTACCGTCGTCTGTGAGATCGAAACCAGCCTCGTCAGCAGCCTTCTGGAGGTCAGCAAACTTGACTTCAGCGCCTTCGGCTCGCTTGGTCAGGTCATCAACCTGGCCCTCCAGAGCCTCCAGCTTTTCCGCGAGTTCTTGAGGGTCCATGTCGCGACCTCCTTTCGTTGTTTTCTCGCCGTCCATGCACATCTTCATGGCGTCCTCTTTCGAGTACCCCTTGTCCATGTACTCTTTCATCTTCGCCTTTTGGGCGTCAGACATATCGTTTTCTGTCATGGGTTCTCCACGCTTGAAAAGAGTGATTTTGGCGTTCGGGTCCGCAGGGACATCGACGCCGCTAATTTCGTTCAGAACGATGTTCTTCAGCTTACGCGGCATCGTACACCTCATAGTCGCCAGCTTTTCCGCCAATGGAAAAACCAGTGTATTCACCAGATTTATATTTCTTCCAAATCTGGTCTTTCTCAACCAACATACCCACAATCCATCCCTCTCGATCACTGAGGATGTCGAAGGCCTTCATGAGTTCGTTGGTCAACGGGAAAGAGTGGATGAAAACACCCACGTCTTCGCCCTCGTGCATGACCTTGGCGTTTCGCGCGTTGGTCATAAAATCGTTCGCCATCTTCTCCATCTCGACAGGTTCGATGGAGTCGCCTTGGGTATCGACAAGCAGCTGCCCGTCTTCGGTTGAAACATAAGCCCAACCCCAGACGATTTTCTGCTCGTCATCCATTTTCAGCACTTTGGCTGAAACAGAAGATTTATTGACAAGATCATGGTCCATAACACTTCCAATTATCGCCGAAATGGCCCTTTCAAGCAACCCCTGCTTGACAGGGTCGTCGTCATCATCCGAATCGTTGATAATTCCTGCCAACTCTTCGATCTTTTCCAGATAGTCTTCGTGGCTTTCTCCCGGCATGTAGACCGCTTGGCCGTCTCGCTCATGCACGTGGACCTCGCCCCCAAGGCCAAGTGCCATGCTGCGCATCTTGGCCTCATCTGGCATGGTAAACATGTCGTCGTCGATCTGACGCTTCTTCAGGCTTTCCATTTTGGAATTCGCCCAGTTCACCCCACTTGTTCCACCCCAGCCGAGCCATGCGACGTAGCCACGATCCTTCCACGGGGTGGACTTATATTTGGGATCAATCTCAGCGTTCTTGCGATGCCGCGCAAAGGCTGACATCCGCGCCACTGTCTCGCGAGATAGGTTCTCACCCGACGCAAGTTGATTGGCACGGGCCCAACCAACTTGCGTCATCCCTTTGACTTCGTCGCCGTACTTCTCTTTCCATCGAAGCACTCTTCGTGCGTTGTTCCGCGCAGAGGCAGGGGGCTTAAAGCTCTCGGCTTTATCCAAATCGGGTTTTTTCGGCTTATTTGGCTTCTGCATTTGCGCCGATGGTACATGCACATCGCTCGGAGACGGGTCGCTTTTCTTGATCTTGTCGTGGATGTCCTTGTCGTGATTGATCGACTTTGACCCACGTGCAGCGGACAAGAAAGAATTCACCCGAGCCATAGCCCATTGCTCTGGGGACTTCACATTCGGACGGACACTCGACGGGTTTGTTCGATAGGCGCCGACACCTCGATCGTATACATCGCGCAACATACCCATCGTGATCTTACCGTGCGTATCAGCGTACTTTTCGTCCCACTCTTCGAGCTTGTTCTTCAGACCCTCGGTCGAAGACTTCTCAACCCTACTGTAGACACCTGTCTTCGGATCGCGCTTATAGCCAGCCCTGTCCAGCGCGGCCCAGGCGGTGGCAAACGCAACGGACTCCTTTTTGCCGGAACTCATCTGGCTATTGAAGGTGCTACGGAAAAGACGCTGCCCATGCGATGAGGGGATCAGTTGCCGAAGACGTGGCGGAAGAGTTTCGTAGGGCATTGGTCACCTGCTCATAGATGGGTGGCGGAAAGGTAGCACAAAAAGGGGCAACTTAACAATAATCGCACCTAGACGTCCTCAAGGTAACCAAACAACCCGCCCGTTACAGTCGCCTCTTTATCGCTCTTTGCTGTGAAGCCCACCCACTCGCCTCCCGGTATCGGAAACTCGTTTGGACTGCTCAGTGTGGTGGAGGAGTCCTGAAGTGCGACGGCGCCGAGGGGGTGCAGGAACCCTTGATCCGCGAAGCTGTCCCCATTGATGAAGCTGGTCTCAATCTTGATAACGACACGGGCAGCGGAAGATCCAGAGGCGGCACCGCCGTATATAGATTGCACCATCAGACGCTTGTTTGAGGGTACGCGCTGGAGGCTCGTGTTAAATTGTACGTCTCCGGCGGAGATATAGGCGTAGCGCGTACCCCCACTGGTGAAGTCAATGTTCCCGACAACAGGGCCGCTTAGGGAATACACGTTGTTGATTGCACGGATGTCTGTGGCCGATGTGGTTACAGGTGTTGTGCCCGTCAGCGTCAGTCGCTCCTCTTGGGCGAACAAGTTGCCGTCAAGGTACTTGATGACCACCACACCCGTGTCGCTCGCAGATGAAGAAACAACCGTGAGCTGGATGTTATCGGGCACAGTGAGCGTTGCTGGCATGGCCGTTTCCCAGACCACATTCTCTGAAGCACTCGGAACCAATCGCTCGCCGAACGTGCTGTATGGGGTTGAGCCTGGGACGTTGCCCCGCGCGATGTCAGCCTTGTTGTTTGAGCGCCATATCCTTTCCAGCCAACCGGCTGTCTTGAAGGAGTACATCATCACCCTGTCTCCGCATCGTCGGCCTCTGGCTCAGGCGGAAGCTGGCGATTGGGGTCCACCGCAGGGAGGCCCGCGACTGACCGCATATGGTTCTCCAAGGTCTCGTCTGGGAAGAGCTGTACCCCGCTCAAGGCGAGACGCTGGACGTATTGGCCGAGTTCGTCGATGTCCACCGGCGCAACCCGACCTCGGTTGATCGTCGGCATGCTCTCCTTGCCCATTCCATTGAGCTCCCACAGCATCGGCACCAGCTTCCGGTTCAAGTGCGCGGCAATGGTGTCCGCATACCCTTCGAGCGCCTTCAGGAACAACTCAGACTTGGATTGCGACAAGGCGAAGCTGCCTCGGTCATTGGCCCCCAGCATTACGAAATCGGCCATGACGGACCGTGCGATCTCCTGCTGGTAGCGCACGATGACTTCGCCAGTCTTGATGTCCCGCGTCCCCTTGGAGGCGACCAGCTGAAAGTCCACCATACGACTACTGGTCATCGAGCCGTCTTCGTTCTGGTACAGATCGGACGGGAAGACCACATAACCCTGCTCGTTGCGCTTCACATCGCGCAGGATCTTCTTAATCTGGTTGTAGATAGCCTTTTGCCCGTCACTGGCATCCGATGCCATGTACTCGGACGGGATATAGGCCACTGGCATACCGTTGAGTTCACGTTCGATCCCAACACCCTCAAAATACTTGATGTTGTTTTGGGCCTTCCACGCCGTGTAGGCTGAACGCAACACCGACCGACCAGCGGGCTCGCCACTGACAGAGGTTGTGCGGAAATGAAGCAGTCGGCTATAGGGGATGATCT